ATGGAGTCAGATTTTTGTTCTGAAATCTTAACAATATTAAATTTGTTTAATTATTAAGTATATTTAATTACTAAACATTTTTAAGTATGTATAAACTTAAGTATACTTAACTATCTATCTATATGTTTGATGCTTTCGGATTTATGTAATTAAAAAGTACCAGGCAGCAAGCTATATTATTTATTTTTGATTTCTAGCGGCTTTTTTTGCTTTTATGATTAATTATAAGGCAAAACGAAAAAACGCCGTAAAACGTCTAAAAACGTTCTTAAATAGCTTGTATAATAATTTTAAGTATTTAAAATCTGGATCAATCCATAAATTAGCTATCAATATATGATTATATTTCAATTCTAACAATTTTACAACTATTCTAAGCACCAGGAAAAAAGCATTTTAAAAACTTCTATAGCGTTTAAAATCGTTTTCAAGACGGTTTTATTTCTTTTTTGATATTTTATACTAATAAATAAAAAAAGCCTCTTAAAATGGCTATAAAGTGCCTTGTATAGTTTTTTGGCGTTTATCCCGGAAGCCTTAAACGTACTTAAAAGCCTTATAGGGCCTTTTATATTCCTATAAAGCTATAATTTTAATATTCTTCAATTTGCCACTGTTGGCCGCTGCTGCGGTTCAATTCAGATTTTAATTGATCTATATTATTAATATCTTGATGACTTAGCGCGATTAATTCACCGTTTTTATGATTTTTTAAAAATACGGATAGTTGTAATTTAACGCCTTTTCTAATTGATCTAGTTAATATATATGTTAGGCTTTTATTTGTTTCTTTGTTTGGCTTTTCTTGATGCCAGGCGGCCGCGTTTGGCGCGCTGTAAATAGAATTATATAATTGCTTTATTGCGTTTAATTGCTGCGCCTCCTGATATAGTCGTTTTTGTTCGATTTCTGGCTTATTATCACACCTAAATATATCTATTAGTTTAATGCTTACGCCTGGAATATTAATAATTTCTTTTTGCATACTAAAATAAAACGCCTGCGGGCGTTTTTCCTCCTTTTTGTTTTTGGTTTTAAAAATGGCCCCAGATGATCCAGGGCCGCAGCAAGTCAATAATTAATAGTAACTAATTTATTATTGAATTTTATTAATGCTTTTTTGTTGGTTTTATCGTCTTTTAAAATCTTTCTTGAATAATAATTGCCGATTTCATCAAAAAAACTTATATACTTGTTATATTGCACTATATACGTATTTATAGATGCTTTATTTAGATTTATTTTTGCGTATGGTTTTAAAAATATTTGTATTTGCTTTAAAAATTTACCCCTTAACGAATAAGACGGATCAAGTAAAGTAAAATCAGTACAATATTTAATATTATTGTTTTCGATTGTACAAACAATTTTATCATTTAAATAAATACTAAAATCCTTTAATTTTTCCTTTTTGATAAAGTTTTTTAAGTCTGTTATTTTGCTAAAATAAAAAGTTTTGTAGCTTTCATCTACTAAATTAAACATTTTCATAGTTTTTTTACCTTTCGCCGCCTGGGCGCCTTTCATATATATATTTATAATATAATTATAAAGGTATTAACGTTTTTTGTCAATAAAAAAAGCCCTTTTTAATGGGGCTTTTAAGAAAAAATATATATTTAATAAATATAGTCGGCTTCTTTATCAATTAATTTACAAGCTTTTAACATGGCTTCTTTTACGCCTGGAATAGTATAATTTAAATTTAAAACTCCTAAAACCTCTTGTCTTGTGTATTCTGGATCAAATCCGACGATATACTCATAATTATTAAGCTCGTAATATATAGCGCTTTGCATTAGTTCTGGATCGTTTAATAATTCGCCTGATATATCTAAGCTATTGCTTAAATTGTGATATTCTTCTTTTTTATCTTTAAGAATAAAGCAACCGTTAAAAATTTGTAATAAATCGGACTCTTTACAATTTAATTTGTTTAAACCGTCTTCAAATTGTTCCTGATTAAATGCACTAAAACCGTATTTATTAAAAAAATCATTATATAATTTTTGTTTCTGGTTGCTTAAATTTCTATATTCTTCTTGTTTGCTGCTGATCTCCTCGATCTGTTCTATAAAATCGTTTAGCTCGTCAACTTCAAAACTTTGCTCTATTGTATAGCTGTCTAGGTTCAATATTTCATCAATTCGATCATTTAAAATTAGATTTAATTCTTTGTCTAAATCGTAACTTGTATAACTTTTTACGTTGCCGTATACGTCAAGTGTGTAATAATCATCAGTCAAATATACCTTTCCAAAATATACCGCGCGCGCTGCTTCCGCTGGTTTATTGTAAAAATATGTTTCGATTAATTCGTCAAAATCTTCGTAATAATAACAATCATCACCAGATAGATCAAGTTCGTTGTAAATATTTAACTTTGATTGTAAAGAAAGATCTTTGAGCTGATTTTCAATAAATTTTTTGTATAAATTTTCATATTTCATAGTTTTTTACCTTAGTATTTTTAATAAAATACCCTTTCTTTTAAATTTGTTTTTGTAGTATAAAAGTAACAATCTTTTATATTAGTAATTATAAAGGATTTTGTGCATTTTGTCAATAGAATTTTATAATATAATTATGATTTTTTCGCCAGGATCCGAACACTTTAATTTAAAATTATTAAAGTAATAAATAATTAAAGTTATACATTTGTCAATTTTTAAAAGAAAAAAGAAAACAGAAAACAAGAAAAAACAAGAAAAAAAGAAAACAAGAAAAAACCAGAAAAGAAAGAACCAAAGAAAAGAATAAAAAAGAATAAAAGAAATAAAAAGAATAAAAAAGAATAAAAGAAAAAAGAAAAAATAAAATATATATATATATACGCGTACGCGCGCGCGTATTATTATATAATAATATATTATATATATAAATATAGGGTTTTTGTTTCCTGGATGTTTAAAAAATATATTTTTAAAAAACTGATTGACAAAAAAATATAACTGTTGTAAATTTTGAATTAGCAAAAAAAGAACGTGAAAAAATAAACCAACTTTTAAAAAAATTAATTAGGGGGTGCAAAAAATTGTTTGATATTCTAAATAAAGATTTTAATGACAGCCAGATCACAGCGCACGGTGAAACAATAACATTTAAAGAAATTGAAGAATATATGCTAGATATTGCACCTGATTTTTTTGTGGAAGATATTTCAAAATGCAGCCAGACAACTTTTAAGGGAATTTGTAGGGCAACTGGGCAAAAATTCTTTAAACATTCAAATATTTTAATAAATTATACGGGTGAAAATGGGCCTTTGCACAATGTCGCGACTAGTTACAACATGCGGTTGTTGTGCGGTCCGTGCTTAAATTTTTATTATCAAATTACAGAAAAATATAACAAGGTTAAAAACTTGCAATGTTTTTTTCTACTTTTTGGGTTGGATTTGAGCGTTGTTGACAGGATAACGGCAACGCCTGAAGGCGTTGAACTAGTGAAAAACCTACAATTTAACCGTCAAGACAGCTTAAAAGATAAACTAATTGATAGCAAAAACATTGTAGGCACTCTGGCCGTGTTCAATGATGAGAACGGGCGAACTGTTCAGGGATACGACAGAAAGACATCAAACCAGGAGCTTATTAATTCAATAAATCAAAACAATGTAGCCCAAATAGAAGTTAAATAAATTTATATAATATATTTAATAACACTATATGTTGTGGTTTTGATATAAATTAGATCACTGGTTAATTAGTAAAATAGCTAAAAAGTCAGTATTTATGCGGTTTTTTGGTGTTTCGGGTATGGTTTAAAGTTTCGCTAAAGTCGAGTTTAGCGAAGTTACAAACAATAAACGTTTTGTTATAACTATTTAACTTCAAGTGAACCGCTGCAATGATACCAGGATAAACAATAATTTTTTATTTATGCTCTTAAAAATGGCTTGTGGATCTGGTGGGCTATGGTGTAGGGGTTATTAAATTAATTGAAGTTTGTGCGGGGTTACCCGCCTCTACACGGACGAAAACAAAAGGGGTTGCAGGAAAAATGTTAGTAGAGGAACGACTAGTAGGGATACGGCTAAAGGAAGAAATGGAAGTAAAGAAAGTATCGGGGAATGAGCTTTGCGAGATAAGCGGAGTCAAACCAGCGGCCTTGCATAGGGTATTACACGGAAAAGGAATGACGGTAGAAACGTTGATGAAATTATGTGATGCGTTAGACATGACACCGAACGATATGCTTGGATATTAAATAAATACCCCTAGAAGGTGTCTAATTTCCTCATACAGCGATTTTTCCTTTTAAGGTGATAAATTGTTAGGCTAAAAATAAAAATCCCGATTTGGGGCGATTAAGGGGGTTAGAACGGCATATGCGAATTTATAGACTTTTGAGTTACGAAAACACGGATGAAGAAGAAAATGTTCAAGAAGTCGAACCACAAGCATTTATAAATTTAAACGGGGAATATTACGGAGCGATAATCGAAGACGAAGACACCCGCGTTATGAATGTTGACGATGTGTGCTACGAGAAAGTAATATTGCTAAACGAACAAATTGTTTTTGTAGCTGAGAAGTGTATTTACCGGCAGTTTTAGAAATCTCCTAGCAATGATTGGATGCCTATGGGCCATGCGGTCAGAAGTAGTTCATCACTACCATAGGCATTGCGGATAAGATTTATCCTGCGTATAAAATATTCCTTCTGTGATGAGTAACAGACAGGTGCGTGTGCCTGGTGGCGAAAATAAAAACACGTTCTTTTGTCGGGGTTCGATTCCCCGAACACGTATTGGCCCTTGTTTGCGGTTTAAGAGGGTCATTCTAAATATCTACACCCAGAGGATATTAGAACAGCAAGCAAGCACATCTGGGAAATTTGGTTTTATGCGTATTCATCAGGTGTGTTTGCAATAATGCGGGGTAGAGCAAAGGTAGCTCGCCTGGCTCATAACCAGGAGGTTATAGGTTCAAGTCCTATCTCCGCTACTTGGTTTCATAATTTTAAGTCCTAAAGTATTTACGTTACGTTGGTTACTGCACTTGTCGGGAGTGAAAAGACGGTTCGAGTCCGTCATGCAGTATTGTTGTTTTCATATGGCGGTCGGGTTTATGCCATGGAGCCTGGCCGCACCTTCCTAAAAACTTAATAGAGGGGGTGTAAGTTTTGTTTAGGGATAATACAGAAGCTTTAAATTGTCGTGTTTTATACATGAAATACATGACAGAATTACTAACAACAAATAATCTTGAATATGATGAACACAGGGTTTCATCATGGTCTACACACATGATTATTTCGCCTGAATTTGAATGGAACAAAATTGAACGTGATGGGGAAATAATTGGTTTTGTGATTATTAATAACTCACCAGATTTTAACGACAACATAGACGTGTACATAGAGGATGTATACATAAAGCCTGAATATAGGCGTAGAGGGATAGTAACTGGTGTTGTTAAACAAGTTTTAGAGAAGAACAAGGGGAAGTATATAGGTTTATCGGTCATAAACACTAATCAAGTGGCCCGTTTATTCTGGCTAAGTATTTTTAGCTCTTTAAATATTTTGCCTGAAACAGCTATAAACGAACATTTGACCGATATGTATTTTAAAATGGGGGAGTAAATGGAGTTAAACGCAGAAGAAGAACAGCTAAATGATTATTTTAATAAATCAAATTTGCTAGATCATGTAACCTGCAATCAATTTTTAAATTTCGGCTATAACACTTTAGACAGGAATTACGAAAACAGGGGGATTATTTTCGACAAGACACAAAAAATCATGCACGATGTAAATTACATGATTAACAACAAGCATGATAGCTTAAGCAACACAGAAATATTTGATTTATCGAATATGTACTGGCAGTCAATGCTTTTAGAGGCACGTTATAGACAATTAAATAGCTATTTAGTTTATCTTGAACGAAACAGAAACCCTAAAGATAAATTTTATCTTCCCAGAAGTGAATGTTTTATAAAAATCGGGCTTATGCAAGCTTTACAGGATATGCTAGACGATAAATTAGACTTACTGACAATCTCGTTACCACCAGGAACAGGAAAAGCGCAGCCACTATACAGCAAAGTGTTAACACCAAAGGGCTATGTAGCTATGGGGGATATAAAAGTTGGCGATGATGTAATAGCAGCAGATGGAAGCACTGTAAAGGTTTTAGGTGTGTATCCTCAGGGAGTCAAGCCCGTTTACGAGATTGTGCTTAATGATGGTTCGGTGTGTCGTGCGTCTGACAAACATTTGTTCAAGATGTATAACAAGAAAAAGGGCATATGCGTTAAAACGCTCTCATACCTCCTAGAACGCGATTTTCGTAAATGGTATATTCCAATATACCATAAGGGGCAAAAACCCATATATGAGCAAATTAGGACTATTACAAGGGTATCTGACGAATTATGTCAGTGCATATACATAAATCACCCACAACATTTATACGTTACGGATGATGGAATAATTACCCACAACACAACGCTAGAAAAGTTTTTACTTAGTGGTGTTATTGGCTGGTGGCCTGATAGCTACAATCTCTTTTACAGTCACTCAGGCGATATTACAAGAATGTTTTATGACGGTGCGCTAGACATTTGTACAGACAAGAAAGAGTACGCCTGGCATGAAATTTTCAATCAAGAAATTACTTCATGCAATGCAAAGCTTGAACAATTTAACGTAGGCAAGTATAAACCTTTCCAGTCGGTTCAATGCACGTCTGTAGGTGCTAGTAACGCGGGTAAAGTTAGAGCAAATAAGTTTTTGCTAGTTGATGATTTGATTGGATCAATTGAACAGGCCTTAAATATTAATATTCTAAACAAGCTTTGGAATTCTTATTCGGTTGATGCTAGACAACGTATGATGGATGGCTGCAAAGAAATTATTATTGCTACACGTTGGTCTGTACATGATCCAATAGGGCGACTTGAAAGATTATACGCTAACAGCGATTCAAATAAACGTACAAGGTTTATAGCTGTACCAGATATTGATCCCGTGACGAATGAAAGTAATTTTATGTTCGCAGTCAATGGCTTGTCGAAAGAGTTTTTTGAAAGCCAGGCACTCGTCATGGATGAAATAAGCTACAGGTGCTTGTACAAACAAGACCCGATTGAACGTGAAGGCTTATTGTATCACGAAGATGAATTAAGACGTTATACTGACTTACCGCTTAGAGAACCTGATTCAGTTGTTGGGATCTGCGATACAAAAAATACTGGTACTGACTTCATGGTTATGCCAATATTCTACGTGTATGACGATGATTATTACCTGGTGGATGTTGTCTGCGATAACGGAACAGACTTTAACGTTTTATACACCAGAATGGTTGATATGATAATTGAGCATAAGGTACAGGCAATAGAGTTTGAAAGTAACCAGGGCGGCCGTGCAATTACAACACAGATTCGTAATATGCTTAACGATAGGCACTGGGTTTGTAATATCACAGAAAAACCAACAGAAACAAACAAAGAGGCCCGAATAATTGCTAACAGTTACCAGGTCAAGAAAATGATTTTGTTTAAAGACAAACACTTGATTCAAGCAAAAAGCGACTATTCCGTGATGATGGATCAATTGTTGAGTTATACGCAGCTGGGTAAAAATAAACACGATGATGTACCAGACTGTTTAGCGAATTTTATTTTGTATGTTACAAGAAAAACAACTCATAAAGCAGCTGTTATTCGCAAGAATTTTTGGTAAGGGAGGAAAAAGGATGACTGTACAAGAATATCTTAGCAAAATACGAACATATGACACAATGATTCAAAACAAAGATTATGATTATTACAGACTGTTAGAACTTACCAAAGGGCTTTCTACCCCGCCTAGTGACAGGGATAAGGTGTTAAGCTCTCCGAAGGGCGATAGCTTGTGTAATGGTGTTATTGAGTTGGTGGAAATTGAGAATGAAATACACAATCTGATACAGGCTAGAAAGTTTATTATCTCACAGATTGAAACCTTAAGTCTTAGCAATTACAAAATCCTTTATCATAAATACGTGATGGGGCAAACTGGGAAAGAAATTATGATTGAGCTTAATTACAATTCCAGGAGTGCTTATAGCTTGCAGCTAAAAAAAGCATTAAGGGAATTTGAAAAGCTTTACGGAAACACATATAAAAATAAACGTTAGCGGGCATAAATGCTCGCTTTTTTAATTTAAAGGGGACAAGTTTGACGAAAGTAAATAATTTTAAATATTTCTATTGGGAGTTATTATACGTTCTATTGGGACATTTAACACGTACTATTTTAATTCTTTAAACAATTAAAATTTTTTACGCACGATATATATTTATATATTTAAGAGGACTTGCAAAACAGCATAAATACTGGGTTCTAAATTTTAAAAGGGGACAAGTTTGACGAATATAAAATATTTTAGGTATACAAACTTTTTAATATACAATTCAAAAATTTTTAAGTAATATGGAAACTGGGACATTTAGCACTTGAAATATAGATAGTTTTAGAATAAAAAAACTATTATGTGTATATGTGCATAAGTGTGTGTATAAGTATGTTTATAACTTGTGGATAACTTAATTTTAAATTGCTCGCCTATATATAAATATATATATGATTTATTTTATATATTTTACGGGACGCTGAAACCCTTGAAATAACTTAATCACAGAGTTTTTATTGGGACATTTAACACGTTTTATTGGGACATTTAACACGTAGAATTTAAACATATTAAACATTATCTCTTTTAAGTATTGGGAGTTTTTGAACGTTCTATTGGGACATTTAACACGTAGACTTTAAATACATTGAATTTTGTAATTTTATTGTGACCTATAACACGTAAATAAGTCATAATAGGACATGGTATTTACACATAAGTCCTAATATGTTAATATCGTTTTTGGAGGTGGATTTATGAAAAAAAATGAGAGGTTAGATGTAGTAACAGATCGTGAATATAAGGTTGTTAAGGCTAACGAGATTATTCAAAAAGCAAAATTTGACCTGGGGCTTTTAGAACAAAAAACGTTTTGCTATGCAGTATCAAAAATAAAACCTAATGATGCGATAAACACAGAATATGTTTTTTCAATTAATGAGTATTGTGATGCTTGTGGTATCAATCGAAACGATGGCAGAACTATAGAAAATGTAAAATCAGTACTAAAAAAACTGCGTGATAAGTCATTTTATATGCTTGATGAAAAAGGGAACTATGTATTGATAGGGTGGCTTTCAAAGGTTCGTGTAGATCCTAAAAGTGGCAAAATAGGGATTATTTTTGATGATGATATGCAGAAGTATTTAATAGGACTCTATAAAAACTACACACAGTATAGTTTGCTTTGTGTACTTCCAATGACTTCATCATATTCAATAAGACTTTATGAACTTTTAAAAAGTTATTCAGGCTTTAATTATAAGGATTTCGATATAGACGATTTAAAAATTCGTTTAGGTGCACATTATGATAATTTTAAGGATTTTAGAAGAAGGGTTTTAGAGGTATCTACAAAAGAGATTAATCTTTATACAGACATTGAGATTTCCTGGCAGCCAATAAAAAAAGGGCGCAAAGTAGTTAAAGTACAATTTGACATAAAGAAACGTGAAGGATGGAATTATTGTAGCAATATGTATAGGTCAAATTACAAATTAGACAATAAAGAAAATCCATACTAAGTGAAAAAAGTGTACAAAGTAGGACATAAACTGTACACAATAGGACATAAACTGTACAAAGTTGGACATTGTTGTACATAATTTGACAAGTTATACTTAAAGAGTGAAAAAAACTAAACAAAACTTGAAATCAGCATGAAGCGGTTGCCTTAGCCTAGGGCGGCCGCTTTTTTGATGCAAAAAAATGGAGTATAACTATGGATTTTTATGGACGTCAGGTAATTTATACAAGTGAATATGACATAAACGAAAACAACATACTAGATGTTGTCAGACAAGGCTACGTAGACTATCTGGCAAACATAAGTCAATGTGATTTCTTACTCAATTACGAAGCTGGTAATCAACCACTACAGCGCGAAAAGAAAGTTAGAACTGATATAGATATTATCGACATAGACAATGTGGCAAATGAAGTCACGGAGTTTAAAACTGGGTTTATGTGGGGCTATCCTATAACTTTTGTTCAGCGTGGAGTTAAAGACAGTGGAAATGAGATTGAAAGTCGTTCTGTAGCATTACTAAACGAATGTTATGCAGCTAATGATTCAGACTCTAAAAGACAGCAGCTTGCAAGATTCGTTGAAGTAACAGGAATTGGTTACACGTATGTTGATATAGACACAAGCGGAGAAGAAGGCAACTATTTTACAGTTGATGTGTTAGACCCTCGCTGTGCTTTTGTCATTAGGTCAAGAAGGGCCGTTAATAAGAGAATTGTTGTAGGCGTAAGCTTTTATTCAGATTCTACAGGCACAACTTATTTTACGGCTTTTACAGATTCAACCAGATATGAGATTGTCAATTGGAAGGTTGTTAATGGCGAAAAGATAGATGATAAATGGGGCTTTGATAATCGTTCAGGAGAAGTAAACCCACTAGGCATGATTCCGATTGTGGAATGGATTAGAAGCTATGACCGTATGGGATGCTTTGAACGTCAAATTACTGAAATGGACTCTTTAAACATTATGTGGTCTGATTTTGGAAATGACGTAGATCAAAACACACAGGTTATTTGGCACGCTAACGATTGTGAAATACCACTAGATGAAAGTGGTAACGAGCAAAAACCAGCTAGCAATGATTGGATATTCACTAATACACCAGATGGCGGCAAATCACCGTTCATAAATCCATTAGTCGTAAATTATGACTACACAGGAATTTTGAATTGTATTTTAAGTAAAAGAGCATTGATTTTGCAGAAATGTAATGTTCCTCAGAGAAATGACAACTCAGGAGGCAGTACAGGAATTGCTATGAGTGATGCAACGGGTTGGAGTTCGGCAGATAACGCAGCTAATAGCGAAGAAGCTATTATGAAGGCTGCGAAAATGAATGAATTAAAGCTTGTCTTAAGGGCAATTAAGAAATGTCCTTATGTACCATCAGACAGCCCACTACTTGAATTACGCAGCATGGATGTTGAAACAAACATCAAGCGTCAGAGAAATTACGAGTTAACAATTAAGTCCAACGCTATAGCAACTTTAATTACTCATGGAGTAAATGGTCTTGCAACTCTTAAGGTTGCAAATCTATTTGATGATCCTAACCAGGTATGGGAGGATTCAAAGGATAACATTATTGCTTATCAAAACAAGTTGTTTAGCCAGGAAAAGACAAACATAGATAACACAATAGTTGAAAAAGTAGCTGCTGATAATTCAGATCAGATTGATAACAGCCCAGTACTTGATAAATAGGCGGTGATTATATGGCATTGGAATTTGATGAAATAAACGCACTACAAACCACACAATCATCAGAAACAAGAAGCGTACCATTTGAACAGTATTTTGGTGAAATGGAGTTGACCGAAGAAGAAAGAGAAAAGCGAATTAAGATGGCTTATCAGTTTAATGATATGCTGTTGTTCGTATTTGCCCTTATTTCGGCTCAGATAACGTTTAATCAAGTTGACTATACAATTATAAGGCAACGGTTAGAAAGTGGCTATATGGACGTATTAGCGCGTCAGGGAATGGTTTCAGATGCGTACATAAAACAATATGCAGCAGATTTTGTTGATGATTTTATAAACACTACGTTTGAGAATAAAGACGATAGCTATTATTTATCCCAGGATAGAGCAATGTATATTAGCGAAAACGAAAGTCAAACCATGAATGAATATAACGAGTTTATGGAGGCTATTAAACATGGCTATAAAAATAAAACGTGGATAGCTATTGATGATAACAAAACAAGAAAATCTCATAGAAAAGTTGATAGGATAACAATAGGCATTAAAGAACTGTTTAATGTTGGAAGTGTAAAAATGAGATTTCCAAAAGATTATAAATTAGCAGGAGAAAGCAACGAAGCAAAAAGAGAATTAATTAACTGTCGTTGTCATGCTAAATATTCAATGTGATTAAAGATGTATTGCTTAAGGCAGTGCATCTTTTTTTATATACATTTTTATATAAAGTTTTATATAAGAAATTATATAAGATTTTATACAAGTCAGAGAAAGACTATAACGAGCAGAAGTCAGAGAAAGACTATAACGAGCAGAATTTATCCGCTAGGGAAAGCGGGATATAAGTTTCGCAGAAAGTAGAGGTTATAAGATGAACGAATTACTCAATTACAATTTGCAGTTTTTTGCTGAGGAAGAAACACAGACAGAACAGGTAGAGCAGGTAGAAAAGAAGCCTATAGAAAAGCCTGAGAAGAAAGAAACAGATTCAACACCAGATATGCAGGAATTATTAAACAGAATTGCAACACTTGAAAGAAAAGCAGATAAGGCCAGTGCTGAGGCTGCGGAATACAAAAAGAAATGGAAGGAAAGCTTAAGCTCACAGGAACAGGCTTCACTTGAAAAAGCAGAAAAAGAAGCAGAGAGAGAGGAAAAGTTCACACAATTATTGCGCGAGAATAATATCAACAAACTTGAAAAGACTTATCTAGGTTTAGGTTTTACAGCATCAGAAGCAGAAAAGATGGCTATTGCTGAGGCAGATTCAGATATTGAAGCTAAGACAGCAGTTCTTAAGGCAGTTGATGAAAGAAAACATAAAGAGTATGAGGCAGAGTTTATCAAGTCCAGACCTGATATTAACGCTGGTGCTGGTGGAGAAAACCCTAATATCTCGAAGGCAGACTTTGAGAAGTTGGGTTACTTAGAAAGAGTTTCATTTAAACAGAAGTACCCACAAACATATAAAAAATTTACAGAATAAAAGGAGAGAATAATTATGGCATTAGACGTAAACGCTACAAAGTTAGCAAATTTAGTTGATCCAGAAGTAATGGCCGATTTATTTGAGAAGAAGCTTATTGATGCTTTAAAATTTGCGCCAGTTGCAGAAGTTGATTCAACTTTAGTAGGTAGACCCGGAGATACAATAACAGTACCCGCTTATTCGTATATCGGGACAGCAAGTGTAGTGGCCGAAGGGGCTGACATTACAATTAATCAGTTAACACAGACAACAACAAAGGTAACAATTCATAAGGTCGGTAATGGTATTCAGCTTACAGATGAAGCAGTACTTTCAGGCTATGGTGATCCTATTGGTGAAGGCACTAGACAGCTTGCGTTATCAATTGCAGATAAGATTGATAATGAATTATTAGGAGCTTTAGGAACAGCTACACTTACTCATACAGCAGCAGGAGCAACAGTAACAGCAGATGATATTGCAGTTGCTTTAACAAAGTTCGGTGAAGACATTGACGGAGTTAAGGCAGTATTTGTAGATGCTACAACTTATGCAGGTTTAAGAAGATCTACAACATGGATGCCAGCATCAGACATTGCAGCAGAAGTTCTTTTAAGAGGTGCAGTAGGTCAGGTACAGGGTTGCCAGGTTATCGTTACTAACAGAATTAAAGACGGTACTGTTTATATTGTTAAACCTGGTGCATTAGCTCTTTACCTTAAGAGAGATACTTTAATTGAGGCAGATAGAGATATTATCAACAAGTCTACAGTAGTAACAGCTGATAAGCATGAGGCAGTAGCTTTAAGAGATCCTTCTAAGGCAATTAAGGTTAATGTTGCAGGCACAACAATGTCAATTACACCAACAACACTTAGCATTGCAAAGGGTGGTACAGGCACAATTACTGTTAGTGATCCAGAAGACACAATCACAGTAACATCTAGTGAAACAGATGTAACAACTAGCGTTTCTAATAACACAATTACAGTATCAGTTGCAGCAGACGCAACAGCTGAGTCAGCAACAATTACTGTAACAGATGGCACAACAACAAAGACTTGTGCAGTAACTATAACATCAGAGTAATTAGAGGTGCAGTATGGGAATGTTGTTAAGACTACACAAAGGTCATGGCCCTGAAAAGGGCCAGCCTTTAAAGGAAACAAAAATTGAAAAACCAGTTGAGGAAGTAGTTGAAACAACTAGTCTTCCTGAAACTGAAAAAGAACCAGAAGTTGAGCTAGAAGAAAAATATACTAAGGCGCAGCTTAATAAAATGGCACTTGATAAGTTAAGAAAGCTTGCAGCAGCTAAAGGCATTAAGCACGCTGGTGTAAAGAGTGGCGCAACTTTACGTAAAGAATTAATAGAAGTTATGGGGTTATAAATTATGACTATAAACGAACTACAGCAAGCAGTATTAAACGACTTAACAACGGAATTACAAGACACACCTAATTTCAATGAAAATAAATTAGCTTTAAAAGTTAGTAATGCAATTTTAGAAATTGAAGAAATAAGGCGTTATCCAGATAGTTATAGTGAAGAAATGATAGCTGCGGATGTAGAACGCTTTAGAACAACAATTTATAAACTAGCTTTATATGATTATGCAAGAATTGGCGCTTATGGCGAGAGTACACACTCAGAAAACGGAACTAATAGAGGCTATATCGACAGAGATAAACTATTAAGCCTAGTTGTGCCATTAAGTCGCGTTCTTTAACATAAAATATCAAGAAGAATGTGCACGCCGCGAGGTGTAGGGAAAAGCTAACAATAGGTGGTGGGAATAGTTAGCATTAAGGTGGTGCTAGGTATGGATATTCCAATTACAATTTTAATTAGTGCTATATCTGTATGTTTTGCTGTTTATTTTGGTTTAAAAAATCAAAAGAGAAGTGATACTGCGGATGTGGCAGAAAGGGCGGCAACACAGGCAAGAGTTGAAGCAAAATTGGATAGTATCAATTCTACAGTACAGGAAATGAGATATGATGTTTCATCACTTCATAAAGAGTCAACAAAACAAAATGAAAGACTTGTTCTTGTTGAGAACAGCACAAAACGCGCACATGAAAGAATAGATATTATTCAAGGCAGATAAGGGGGTTATAAATATGGAGTTACCACAGGTTGCAACAATAATATCAATCGTAGTTATTACGTACCTAATAGGGTTAGCATTAAAATGTCTTAAGCAAATTAATAATAAAATAATCCCCGTTGTAGTCGGTGTTTGCGGTGGAATACTAGGTGCAGTTGCTTTATATGTCATACCTGGTTTTCCAGCTAATAATATTATGGATGCAATAGCGATAGGCATTGTTAACGGCCTTGCAAGTACTGGTGTTAATCAGATTTATAAGCAGTTTAAGAAGGAGTAATAAATAACATGATTTTGTTAAATGCTAACAAGCAACCTCTTAAATATGCGTTATTTAATGGTAGCCAAGAAATTACCAAGAGTGGGGAACAAGAAACGTGGACTAATCCTATTACGGGTGAAGTTTACAATCTTGATAATACAACAGGTGATTCTAAACCTATTTACGGAGAAGTAGTTGAGATTACAGCTAATATAGCGTTAGGCAACAATAAAGACGAATTTGAAGCTTATGGATTTTCACAAAGCGATTATAACGGAACGATAGCAGCCAGTAGAAACGAATTTCCTATAAACGTAGGTACGTTGATATGGTATGAGTCAGAAGTTGAATATAAGCAAGGTGAAGTAGATCCTAAGAGTGCTGATTATTACGTTGTTGGTATTATACCATCGCTTAACGAAATTAAGTATTTAATAAAGGGTGTGGTTTAAGGTGGCAAATAAGCGATTACACAGTGATTTATCCGTTAAAGGTATAAATGAACTAATTAAGAAATTAGAAGCCTATAATAGCCAATTAAACGACAAAAACGAAGTGTTTGTTAAACGCCTTGCTGAGATAGGTTTACCAGTTATTGATAGTAGAATATCTGAGGCGGAAGGCGACAGTGATAAAAGCCATTATGCGTACATTAAAATTAATAGATTTGGGGATTATTCGGAAGCTAGATTAATAGTTGAAGGAAAAGACTTATTATTTATTGAATTTGGTGCAGGTATTCATTACAACACTGCGGCAGGAACAAGCCCACATCCTAAAGGTGAAGAATTGGGCTATACCATAGGCTCTTATGGTAAGGGCCACGGTTCAGAAGACTATTGGTATTATACAGCAGAAGACGGTACAAGCAGGATTTCATATGGTACACAAGCTACAATGCCAGTATATAGCGCATATGCAGAGATAAGAAGAAAAATTATAACAATTGCTAAAGAAGTTTTTGGAGGGTAGCTTATGTCAACTACTAATGAATGGGTACATAGTTTACCCAACAAAATCTACAGAATTTTAAAAGCTGTAACGTACAATGACGTTACGGAAATATTACAAAACCCGAAGTATATCACCATTGATGAAACCGTTGATTTCACATCATTTCCTACAATCCGCATCGGTTCACTAAGTCCGATAGAAGTCGGGAATACATTGGATGGAGTAACAATTAATGGAGTTACTTTAACCGAACAAATAGAAGTTTATACAAATACTAGTACAACAGATGCTAGTAATATTTCATTTATCATGTTAGAGGCAATGAAACTACTAGGTTTTAGAGTTGTGGCTTTTCCCGAAGTCAGAACAAAAAACAACGGTGTGTTTGTAGCGGTGGCTCGTTATCGTAGAGATTATGGGGCTAACGATACAATATAATTTATTAAAAAAGTAAGGAGGATTTACAATGGCAGTAAATGTAGCAGGTCTTTCAACTATTGGCGTAAAGTTTGGCTATGGAGTTGAAACAACAGCAGGCACAAAACCAGCAAGCTTTACTATACTTGATAGAATTAATTCAATCGGTGAGATTGCACTTGATGTAGAACAGATAGACGCATCAGCGCTTGAAGATGCTATCACAAAGTATATTTCAGGTAGAGCAGATACAGGCGGTACACTTGATGTTGTAGTTAACTTAACATCAGAAACTAAGACACAGTGGGAAGGTGTTATCACAGCTTACCAGGCTTTAACAGAAGGTAAACAGATGTGGTTTAATACTTACCATAAGGATTTAGGTTCTTTCTTTGTAATTGCACAGCCACCATCAAAAATCGGACAGCCAGCTTTTGACCAGAACGGATTGTTAACAGTAACAATTCCTTTAACAATCGTTTCTTATGAAGGCTTAGACACAGGAATTGAACCAGCTTAAAAACAAAATGTTTTAGGTTTTGCGGGGTGTTTTTACATCCCGCTTTTTTAATTAAAGTGAAGTGAGGTAATTTGATATGGTTTTAACAATTAATAATACAGACTATAAGATTCATTATGGATATAAAGTAGTAGCTAAATACGGGATTTTAAAGAAAGTTACAGATTTACAGGAAACAATTAATAATATTAGCAATGTTTCTGAAAACATTGAAGTTATTTCAGATATTTTAAACCAGATGGCAGAAATTGTTTGTATTGGTTTAGATTCAGAAGACGTAACAGTTGAAGACACAATGGATTTATTAGAAACTTATTTTTCAGAAAATAAGGATAATGATGATGTTTCAGTATTGGGCCTCTTTGGTGAAATTATTAATGAATTGGTGAATAATGATTTTTTAGCAAAGATGTTTCCGAAGGAAATCCAGCAGATAGCCCAGGAAACAGCCCAGAAACAGACAGCAGCAAAGAAAACAACAAAGAAAAAGAATTAAATTTAGAAAGATATGAGAAAGAAATATTACCTTTTTGGTTAGTGGTTACTTATGGTTACGGCCTTAAAGCAACAGATATTGACGTTATGACACCTAGAGAATTAAACCCTTATCTTGAAGCATACAACCTTAGAAATAAGGCAGATGATAAGAACAGATGGGAACAAGGCTTATATTTTCAAAGTGCAGTTACAACTTCAATAGATGCGTGCTTAAATGGTAAGAAAGCAACAAGTAAATATATTGAAAAACCATTTCTACAAATGGAAGAAGAAAAAAGCAATGATGATGAAAAACTTAAGAAAGCTAAGTTGTTATTTGCTAATCTTTCAGTTATGCAAAGTAACTTTAACATTGAAAAGGAAAAACGAAAAGCGACTTCTGAATAATCGGAGGTCGCTTTTAATATATAGCAAAGGGGTGTGAGAAATGGCAGATGAAATTGAAAGACTTGATCTAGTCATAGGTTCTAGTACAAGTAAAGCTAGTAAAGCAGTTGAAGACCTTATAACTTCATTAAGCAAGCTTGAATCTGGTTTGTCTAGTTTTTCTGGTGATAAGTTAGATGGCTCGATTAAGAATTTATCTACTACATTTAGAAATTTATCCGAAGCTATAAATATTGTTAATGTTGAAAAAGTATCAAACTTAAACAAGAGTATAAGAACTTTAGCATCAAGTCTAGGCAAGCTAGATAAAGCATCAAGTTTATCTAGTTTTGGAAATGCTTTTAGTGCAATGAATGACTTTAAAAACACTTTTAATACAGAGGTTGAAAGTGTAATTAGAGATTTTGGCATTGTAGGTAAAGAAAGTACAGATGAAGTTACAAAGTCTTTACGTGAAATTTCTAATATAGCAAAGCAGGGCGCTAATTATGACGTAGACAAGATGAACAATGCTATAGAAAATGTCGTTAATAGCTTAAAGTCAGGTGCTACAGATGTTTCTAATTTTAAGAATGAATATACTGATTTACTTGAATATATCCGCAACACTAAGAATAAAATATATATACCAGAAGCTAAAGACGTTGTTAATTATGGCGAAAAACGTAAACGTTTAGGTCAAAATTTTACATCTAACGAAAAATATCGTGATAGGACAGATATTACTTCATATGTAAGAGATATGCAGGAAGTGGGCTTAGTTCCTAACATTGATACTACTAGAAGTTCAGCAGATGTTTTTGACCAGCTTGTTCAGGAAGTTATAAAAGCTAGAGAAGAAACAGATAGACTAAACGAAGACTTTAGAAAAAGCAAAACAACTATATCAGCTATGTATAGTTCGGCAATGGATTTTGCAGATGCAATGCTTAAGGCAAATGCTGTAAAAGAAAAAGCTTTAAGTACTGACACAAACGGTTCACAAATTGCAATGACAATGGAAGGTATAGAGTCTTTCAGTGGCGTAAATGTAGATCCAGATAAGGCTAAGGATATTAGTAATTTAGCTAGTGCATTTAGCAAGTTTGGTAGCAAGACTGCCACAACAGCTATTAAGAACATACCACAATTATCAACAGCACTTAATCAATTAATTGTATCTGTAAATAAACTACCAGCTGTAGATAAAAACATTGTTGATTTTACAGGCAATCTGGCAAGACTTACAGAAACAGGTCGTAAAGTTGGATCAGTTGCTAATAGCGTTAATAAGAATATAACTACTACTCAAAAGAGCGTTACACCTTTAGCAATGGGTACAAAACGTCAATTTAAGGGTTTAGCAAGCTATATAGGAAAATTCTATGCAACTTACTTTATGGTTATTCGTGGAATTAGGCAATTATGGACTTCTGTAACATCCGCTATGGATTATGTTGAAATTTATAATTACTTTGATTCAGCTTTTGGCCAGGTTGCAGATAAAGCCGTTGCAAATTGGGAAAATGCAGGTTATGAGAGTGCAGAAGGTTATTATAATTCATTTAGACAACGTGCAAGCGAATTAACAAAACAAATGACTGGTTATACTGTATCTGATACAGGCGCACTATCAGCAGTAAACCAGGAGAGTTTAGGCTTGAATGTTACACAGCTTATGAATTATCAATCTATGTTCGCTCAAATGAGTTCGTCAATGGGTGTTGCTAGTGAAAACGCCTTAAGATTATCACGTCTTATGACAGAGTTAGGCGCAGATTTAGCTTCTGTTAAGAACATGAATTTTGAGGAAGTTTGGAGCAATATGGCTTCTGGTATCGTTGGTATGAGTAGAGCCGTAGATAAATACGGTATTAATATTCGTAATGCAGCTTTACAGGAAGAATTGCTTAATCTAGGTATAACAACAAACATTACTAAATTATCTCAGGATGAAAAAGCATTACTTAGAATGATTGTAATGCTTGATTCAACTAGATATGCGTGGGGCGATTTAGCAAACACAATTAATCAACCAGCTAATGAATTAAGACTTTTACAGGCTTCTTTTGCTAACTTATCAAGAACAATAGGTAATTTATTCTTACCGATTGTAGCTAAAGTTATTCCTTACCTAAATGCAGTTACTATAGCAGTTACAAGAGTTATACAGTCTTTTGTAAATCTTTTAGGCTTTAATGTTACAGACTGGGGTAAAGGATCTAGCAAGTCTTTTACTGATTTAGTTGATTATATGGATGATGTTTCAGAAGCTACAGACACAGCTACAGGTTCAGCTAAAGAATACCAGAATACAGTAATGGGATTTGATGAAATTAATAAATTAAATCCTGAAACTGAAAGCGGTGGAGGCGCAGGCGGCGCAGGTGGATTAGGCGGCGGTGATTTATCTAAATTACAGGCTGCTTTTGATGCTTTAGCAAATGAATATCAAGCTAGTTGGGATGCAGCTTTTGAAGGCATGGAAAATCGCGCACAAAAGATGGCAGATAAAATTGAGAAAGCTTTTCAACCAGTTAAGGATTTAGCAAAACATCTTTATAAGGGTGATTTTTATGCAGCAGGTGATGATTTAAGCAACATAATTACTGGTATTTATGATACGTTTAGTCATGCAATTGAGAAAGTAGACTGGGAAGAAATAGGACATAATATCGGTGAGTTCTTAAGGGGCTTAAAATGGTTAGATATTCTTAAATCAGCTTTAAAACTAAGATTTGATATATGGAAAGCAATTATTGATACATGGTCAGGTTCATTTAAGGCAGCACCACTTGAAACTAGTTTACTAACATTGTTTATGCTATGTAAATTTACACCTATAGGTACATATATAGCTAAGAAAATAATAGGTTCTATGGGAGTAGAGCTTACATCTAGTTCTTCGGTAGCTGGCATGAGCGGTATTATAAAGACACTATTTGCTAAGGCTTTAGAAGGTGCAGGTGTTTCAGGTTTAGGCGGATTTTTAACAGCAGATATAGGAACACTTTTAGCAAGTGGCTCATTTGCAACAATAGGTTTAACAGTAGGAACAGCTATTGTAGGCGGTCTGGGTGCGGCTTTTGTAGGATGGAATATTGGATCAGCTTTATTTGAATGGATTTCAGGAGAAGAAGCAGAAAGTTTTTCTTATCAAATGAAATACTTGTTTGAATCTCCTATTGAAAGTATCAATCATATACCTGAGGCTTTTGGCGAAGCATTAGGTATGATGTCTAATAAGTTAATAGGTGAAGGTTCAGCATTGCATAAAAACTTTTTGAAAATCTTAGGCTTAGAAGAAGATGAAGAAGGCAAGAATAAACTAGTTATTACCATAGAAATGGTAACAAAGGAAGCGACAGACAAACTAAATGAATTAGAAGGCAAAATTGAAGAAGTTAAAGAAAAAATCAATAATGCGTCTAGTTCAAGTAGAGAAGATATAAAGGCCGCAGAAGATGCTTTAAACGATGCTATAAAAGCACAAGATGATTTAAACAAAGAGTTTAAGACAGTTACAGCTAATTATACTAAGGCTAAAAACACATTAGATAAGTATATTAAGTCAATGACGGGCTTAACAACAGAACAGTTTAAACAAAAATATAGTGCTAATAGTTTGTCAGAGATATATACAGTGCTTTCAAATTTAACTAGTGTTGAAGTATCAGAACAAGCTAAACTTGCAGAAGAATTAGGATATACAGATGCAGAATTACAGGCACTTGATAATACTTATAATAATTATCAAGAAAGAGTAAATAATGCTAATAATCAAGTTACGGAACAGGCACTTAGATTAAGAGATTTAGCTGCTGAGTTTAATAAAACAGGTCAAGGCGCTTATCAATTTTCATCAGATGCAATTTTAGCATTAATAAACGTTAGAACAACATTTAGTTCGGCTTATGCAGATATGACTAGAACATCAAGTGAAAGTACTAAGGCTTTTACAGATGATTATAGAAACTCAATGAATAAATTAAGAGCCGATACTGTAAGTTCATTTACGGAATTAAAGAATAATATAATTAATTATTCTACTACAGCAGGTTCACAAGGTGGTAATAATCTTTATACTAATTTTAAAGCACGAGTTAGTAATTTACCATTAGCTGCGCAAAATGCTTTTGCAGGTATTGTAGGTAGAGTTAATGCAGGACAGATAGGTAGAACAGAAGGTGAAGCATTAGCAAATAACTTAATTAATGGATTTAATGCACATTCAAATAATGTTAAAAATACAATACAAAGTACAATTAGAAGTGGTTTATATGCAGATGCTAAGATAAGCATAACACCTGAAAATGCTGCGACTAATATATTTAGTAAGGGTTATGGATTAAGTCTAGGTTCTATTAAAGTCACACCAAGGGCGAACGGTGGTTATGTTGATCCAGGTCAGTTATTCCTTGCTCGTGAGTCAGGCCCAGAGATGGTAGGTTCAATCGGTGGAAGAACAGCGGTTGCTAATAACGACCAGATCACAAGCGCTATTGCAAGTGCAGTAGCACCAGCTGTATATAATGCAGTTGTTCAAGCTATGGGAAATCTAAATACTAATGTAAATGTAAATCTCGTAGGCGATGCAGAAGGTTTGTTTACAGCAGTTGTAGACCAGGATAGAAATTATCAGAGAAAAACAGGTAGTTCAGCTTTTGCTTAAAGATATAGGGTTACTCGAAAGAGTAGCCCTTTTTAATTGTGTAAGGGGGTGTGTAAGAAATGGCTAGTCAATTATTAGTTAGTGTAGATGGATATACTGACATAAAGCCACCATCTACTTTTGAATGGGGCTTACAAGACGTTTCAGACGCAGACGCGGGCAGAGATCAGGCAGGAACAATGTATAAGAATTTAATCACAAAGAAACGAAAATTAAATCTTTCCTGGAGTATGACAACACCAGAAGAAACAGCAACTCTATTACAGCTGTTTGATCCTGAATATATAGAGGTTAGCTACATGGATGCACAAACAAATAGCATACAAACTAGGACATTTTATACAGGTGACAAAAGTGCACCAGTGCACCACTGGTTTAATTTTGCGAACAACAAATATTATACAGAGGTGTCCTTTAATATTATTGAGAGGTAGTAGGGATGATTAGTGCAAGTACAGAATTTAAAAATAAGGTTTATTATGGTGCAATCCTCCTGACAAAAGTAACAATTATATTATCAGATGAAACAGAGATTGAATTAGATAATAGTGGGATAATGCAGAATGGCTTATCAATTAAACAATCGAAGTCTAATAATTCAAGTTTTGAAGTAGGAACTGTTAATTCATCAGAATTAAAGCTTAAATTAGTGAATTTTGATAACAGATATGAAGGTACAGATTTTACTGACGCAGAAGTTAGAGTGAGTATTGGAGTTGAATTAGCACCAGATAGAATTGAATATGTTAATAAAGGTGTCTATTTTGTCGATAAACAAACTTTTGGAGGCGGTACAGTAGATTTAGTCGCTTATGATAAAATAGCTGATTTTGACAAAGATTACACAGGCTCAATGACAGGAACAGCTTATTATTTAATAAGTCAGATAGCTCTTAAGTATGGAATTAATTTTGTTTCATTTGATATGAATAATCAAAATGTAAATATAACCATTCCTGAGAATGAAGGCATTTCTTATACAGATAGAGAAATTATTGGTTATATATGTCAAATAACAGGCAATAACGCGTTTATGGATAATGTTAATAGGCTTGTTGTTAAATGGTATGACTTTGATAAGATTGAGAACTTTAACTTCATTGAGGCAAAATGGGAAAATGAAGATGTTATAGAAGCGGGCGACTTTGCAGATATGCAGGATGTAGTTGTTTGTATTCAAGCTGGTACGTTTATAGACATTGGATCAAGTACAGGTAATAACCCAATTATTTTAACAACACTTTTCGGGATTCCTAAATTTGATATAGAAGACGTGGTAATTACAGGCGTTAAGGTAACAGGACATGACGGGGAAGAAGTCTTAAGCGGTACAGATAAGTATTGTATTAAGCTTAGTAATAATCCACTAGCTATAGGACATGAACAAGAATACGCAAATATGCTAGGTCAGGTTGTTATAGGAAATAGATTTAGGGCGTTAAGTACTTCAATTATTAAAAATCCACTTATTGAGGCTGGTGACGTAGCGATTATTCAATATAAGGGTAAGTTATATGCAACAGTGCTTACTAATGTTGATTTTAGCATAGGTAATAATCTTAAGATTTCATGTGGTGCAGAAAGCCCAGGAATGAATACGTCTAAAGTCAATACAGAAGCAGCTAAGGCTTATAAGGCCTCTGTAATAAAGACAGAACAGTTATTAACTACTTATGATGCAGCTATGCAAGCACTAACTAGTTTAATGTCAATGAGTTTTGGTGTTTATAAAATCGAAGAAAGACAGCCTGACGGTTCAGTTATTTTTTATATGGCAAGTAAACCAACACTTGCGGAAAGTTATGGTTCATCAGTATGGAAAATGACAGCTAATACTTTTACCGTTACAGACAATTATCAAGGCCCTAACACAGAATGGCGGGCTGGTGTAGATTCACAAGGAAATTTCGTTGTGAATATTCTTTCAGCTATTGGAATTAATTTTGACTGGGCTAGAGGTGGAACACTTAGCTTAGGTGGATATAACAATACTAATGGCGTTTTAAACGTATATGACGAAAATAACACACAAATAGGCTATTGGAATAATACAGGTTTACATCTTAATAAGGGTTCTTTATCAATAGGCAATAATTTTGAAGTTGATACTAGTGGTAATTTAACTGCCAGTAATGCAGATATAAGCGGAACAATAGAGGCAGATAGTGGAAATATAGGATTATGGACTATAGGACAGGATTCGGATTTAGCAGGTGGCTTAGTTTATGATTCAACAAGTGCAGCGGTAACAGGTGGAAAATATTTATATATTAGATGTAGAGCTTCATCTGAATCTGGTTCGCCTTATCAGATTATTAAACTTCATCCAATAGAGGGTTTATATACAGCACAAACTAATTATAATAATGGCTCGCTTGTTTGTGAAGCAATAGTACAAAGCACACAAGTATTATTAAGAGATAGACTGACAGGCGAAAATATTTCTATGCACTGTTTAGGTGGTGGCCCTATGGTTCAATCATATGTTCCGAACGTGGGAACAAAGGCTTTACTTGAACAACAAGATTCCGTTTTAAATGTTGGTAATGGTTTAACAACTTACGTTGATGGTGTTCGTGTAGTTTGTCAATCATCACAACCAGCGGCTGTTAGTGGCAAAACTATTGTTTGGATTCAGACATAAGGGGGATAGCTTATGGATATAGTTTTCGGTCAATCTGGCACAAGGCCTTATGGTGTTTTATCCGTCAATGAAATTGCAGTTGATACAGCTAACAACACAAGTACAGTCAGCGTAGTTTTAACGCTTAAACGTGAATATCCGATTTATTCAAGTATGACTAGAACAAGTACAGCTACTGTAAATGGCACGACTTTTACATATACGGGTATAAATGGTGGTTCAGGCGACTTAGTAATGATTAATGATAGCCTTGTTGTTCCTCACAATTCAGATGGTACAAAAACAATTAGTTGTTCGGCAACTATTGACTTGCAGATTACATGGTCAGGGGAATGGATAGGTTCAATTAGTGGTTCAGGTGACTTAACACTAACGCCTATAACCCCACAACCTACTTATGCAACAGTAAAGGTTTCACAAAATGGCGGTAGCTTTAGAGATTGCCCCGTGTGGGTTTCTGTAAATGGTGGTAGCTTTACTAAAGTACAAGCAGGAAATATTCATGTTTTATAGAAAAACTTATATAAAATTTTATATAAAATAGGGGGTTATAGCATGGTCTTATATACTGAAAATGGGGAAGTAGCACTTGATACAGAAGAATTTATAAGAAACATAAGAAATATCCAAAGTAATGAATTAAAATTCAATGATAATCTTAAGGCTTATCAAGTTCAATTTGAGTTAGAGGAAGAAATAGAAAGAAATTTAGAGAGGGGGTTAAACAATGACGACAGAAAAAAAACGAATGTCACAATTGATAGGTAATTATGCAGATTTAGACTTATCACAGTTGCTTAATGGTGAGTTAGCTTTACCAACAGATCACAATCCCGTGTTTAAGGATGGTGCAGGAAATGTAAGAGAATTACTGACTGCGGAAAGTGCTGGTTACTTAGAAGACTTGATAAATGAAATGAACGCAGGCTTAGCACAAATTGAACAAATCATTATTCAACGAATAGGCATTAATGATGAAGAAGTTAGTCTTTTAGAAACTTTTTCAAGTTCAAAAATTACAGATTTATTAGCAGATAAGCAAGATACTTTAACAGCTGGCGATAATGTACAGATTAGTGCAGAAAATGTTATTAGTGCCACAGATACAACCTATACAGCAGGTACGAATATTAATATTGATAGTAACAATGTTATTAACTGTAATGTGTTAGACGATACTCAGGCAAGTACAAGCACAACATATTCATCTAGTAAAACAGAAGAATATGTTAGAGATAGTATCACGCAAGCTGATTTTACGAAATTTTATGGAATGTGTAATAAGACGACTTCTATTAGCGCCAACTCAAGCGGAAATAAGGTTATTATTGAGAACAATGCAACAGAAAGCGTTATATCGACAACTATAATTTCGACTGTTAATGGAAATAAACAGATTGTTACAGTTGTTATCCCTTCTGCGGGTGAATATAAGTACACAAAGACAGTAGTTATTTCTAAAACGAATGGCATTACTAATATCAACGAAACTTATATAAAGGAGGAAAAATAAATGTCGGCATATCCAGAAGCACAATATGTAATTGATGAATTATCGGAAAAAATTAACGGCATTGGTATGAAACTAGCTGCACCGACAAACGTAACACTTACTAACTTCGATGAAGCGGTTAAGATTTCTTGGACTGATCCTGATGATGTAACTGTTACTGGTGGTGGAGTTTGGGCTAGTTGGAAGGGAACATTGGTTGTTAGAAAAGAAGGTTCTGCGCCCACTTCAGCAAGTGATGGAGTAACAGTTGTTAATTCAACAGTCCGCAATCAGTATAGCTCTACACCTTATGTAGATAGTGGGCTTACTAATGGGGTTACTTACTACTATGGTATTTTCCCTTATACGGAAGCTATTATTTATAATTTTTCGACAACGGCTAGTATTACACCTTCGGCTATTGTACCTGATGCACCAACTATAACTTCTATACAAGGTGGAGATGCACAGGCTGTTATTAGTTTTACGTCTACAACAGCGGAAGCAAGTGTTAAGTTTGTTTTTAAAGAAGGCTCTGCGCCTGCTTCTGACACAGACGGTACAGTATATAGCCCTTATACAACTTCCCCTGCGACTGTAACAGGACTCACTAATGGCACTACATATTATGTAGCAGCTTATGCTTATACAGCTAAAAGAATATCTTTAGCAAGTCCAGTTGTTACAGTTAAACCATTAGCTATTGTTCAGTTGGCATTTCATTATTCGGAAAATGATAGTTCGCCTGATAGCGTAACTTATCCAGCAGGATATTATAATAGTGATTTCACAGATCCTTTTTATGTGGATTTATCCACTGGTACGCCTCATTATGGCGATTGGGATTTTACAGATAGTGCACTTTCTTGGTTGCTTCCAAAGTCATGTATGCTTAAGTATGATGGCACAGTTGATTATTACCTAGACGAAAGTGATGAAACTAAGAAGGAAGATGGTGTAACAAGTTCTGACGTTGCTAATTCAAGCTATGGTGGTAATGCTATGATGGAATGGGGGCAGAATGGTAAAAAAATCTATTGGAAGATAGTTCCCGATAGTGATGGTAAGGGTTTTACATTTGTTGTGGCAGATTCACAGGTCGATAATGATATGAAACCTTGGAATCATTATAATTGTGATGGACAAATAGCAGAACATTTTTATACGCCTAAGTATTTCGGTTCTTCTGATGGAACAAGGCTTCGCTCTATTTCGGGTGGCACAAATTATGTTTCACATACTAGAAGCGATGAAATTACACAAGCTAAGGCAAATAACACAACTTCTAAGGTTATATGGAATACGGAAGTTTACTGCGATTGGTTCTTCCTTAGTATGCTTTGTACTTTAATTTCAAAATCTACTAATTCACAGGCGAAGTTCGGCTATGGCTATGCTAATGACAATTCGGCAGCAATCAATCAAGGTACAATGAATGGCAGGGGTATGTTCTATGGTGAAAGTACTGGTAAATATGGAGTTAAAGTGTTTGGCATGGAAAACCCTTGGGGTAACTTATATAGAGCCATTGCAGGGCTTATAAACGATAATGGTAGCATTAAACTTAAACTAACGTATGGCACACAAGATGGCTCGACAACTACGGGATACAATACAACAGGTAGTGGTTATATTTCACATGGTTCAGCACCTTCGGCAAGTGGTTATATATCTGGTATGAATATTACAGTCAGTGGGCTTACACCAAAGATTACAAGTGGTTCTGATAGCACATACTATACTGATAAATGCTATGTAAACAATTCTCAGGTCAATTATGCCCTTGTTGGTGGGGGCTGGTACGTTGGTTTGGGCGCTGGTGCTTTCTACTGTCACCTGGACGATGCGGCTTCCAACGCGAGCTCGATCTATGGGGCTGCGCTCTCTTGTAAACCACTTGCTTGAAAGGAGTGAATTACGTTTGAACGAAGTGAGAACGTAAGAGGGGGAAACGCTGCATAGCAGTGTGTCCTCCTTAGATATATAGGGGTATACATTACGACTGCCCTTGTTGGTGGGAACTGGAACAATGGTTTGAACGCTGGTGCTTTCTACTGTAACCTGAACAATACGGCTTCCAACACGAACTCGAACAATGGGGCTGCGCAATCTTATCTAATTAAGGAACAATAATTAAATGTAGTGTATATTCCTTGCCCCTTGGCAAAAATTAACTCGGTAACAAGCGCCTGTTAGTAGCTAGTCGAACATGGGCGAGAGGATAAGAGAAAGGCATATATGAAATCATATAATCATTTATTTGAAATAGCATTAAGTGAACCAGTACGAAGAAAAGCTGTACATAATGTTACTTTAGGAAGAAAAAATAGCTCCGCAGCTAAACGTTTTGCAGAGCATGAAGAAACTAATATAAGAGCTTCCTATAATTGGATATTAAATTATAAAAATTCAGAGCATACGCCTATGAAAATTAATGACGGAACTTCTCGTAAGGTTAGAACTATTGTTGTTCCTACGTTACCTGAACTTACAGTGCAACATTGCGTGGTACAAGCACTTTTACCTATGTTCTATCACGGAATGTACGAACATTCATATGCGTCTATCCCAGGAAGGGGTTCACATAAGGGTAAGAAGGTAATTGAAAAGTGGATTCGCAACGATAGCAAGAATTGCAAATATATTATTAAAATGGATATTCGCCACTTTTTCGAGAGTATTCCACATGATAAACTTAAAGCAAAACTTGCAAAACATATCCATGACGATAAAATGCTTGATTTGATTTATAAAATTATTGATATTACAGAAGAAGGACTACCGCTTGGATTTTATACTTCGCAATGGTTCTCAAATTGGTATTTACAGGATTTAGATCACTACATAAAAGAAGATTTGCAAGCATCTCATTATATACGCTATATGGATGATATGGTGATTTTCGGTAGCAATAAGCGCAGGTTACATCAAATAAGGAAAGATATAGAAAAATATCTCAAAACAGAAATGGGGCTTTCTCTTAAAAATAATTGGCAAGTGTTTAGATTTGCGTATATTAAAAACGGCAAAGAATATGGGAGAGATTTAGACTTTATGGGTTTTCGCTTTTATCGCAACAGGACTGTATTGCGTAAAAGTATTATGTACAGAGCGACTAGAAAAGCAAAGAAAGTAGGCAAAAAAGAAAAACCTACGATATATGATATACGGCAGATGTTGTCGTATTTTGGTTGGCTCGATTGCACAGATACTTATTGCGTGTATTTTTATTATATTAAGCCGTATGTGGATTTTCAAAAATGTAAACGTAGAATTTCTAACTACGACAAAAGGCGTATAAAGGAGGTTATATATGATAATTAATTACAAACATTGTGAAGGCACGCAAGAAGTCGTACCGATTTCTCTTGATACCATATCATCTAAAAGTGTTGTGTATCTTCGCAAAAATATTAATAGGATTACATCAACAGATGGTTCGCATTGGGAATATGACGAAGCACAATTAACGCTTCCTGAGTTTGAGGAATACAAAAAAGAAGCAGCTGCACAACTCGTATCTAAAATAAATGACGATAATATAGCGCTTATGGAAGCGATAGTTGAAAATTATGAACAATTTATGGAAGTGCAAGAAAATATTTTAATATTAATGTCCGCTATTGCAGACATATATGACAAGATAGGTTAGGAGGATAATTATGGTTGAATTATATGTTAAGTTAATTATTGCAAAAAGAAAAACTATTGATAAGATACCAACTAAGTTTCAGGAAGAAGTTAGGGAGAAGCTGTTGGAGTTTGGGTATAACGAGCATGGAGAGAAGATGGAACATGGAAACTAAGGTTTTAGCTATTGGATTCTAAAGGGGGCGATGCTATGGAATATAGGGGAATAGATGTTTCTCATTGGCAAGGTCATATAGACTGGCAAGCAGTAAAAGACAGCGGTATTAATTTTGCTATTCTTAAGGCTGGTGGTTCAGATGATGGATTTTATACAGACAGAAATTTTGAAGAAAATTATCAGGGCGCAAAGTCAGTAGGTTTAAATGTTGGTGCTTACTACTTTGTAGGCCCTGATTTTAAGTCTAGTGAAGATGGCTTAACAGATGCAGAACGTTTTTTAAAAATCGTAGAAGGAAAAAGCTTTGAGTACCCATTGTTTGTAGATATAGAGTCTACAAATCCTAGTGATGAAGTAGGCGTTACAGATGCAGCTATAGCGTTTTTAGATGTGCTAGAAAATAAAGGGTATTTAGTTGGCATCTATGGTTCGGATATTTCAACATATGATGATAGGTTAGTTGCAGAACGATTAACAAAATACTCTAAATGGGTAGCAAAATACAGTGATAATCCACCTAGTTACGTTAAGGATTATGAAATATGGCAATATTCATCAAGTGGTCATGTTGCAGGAATTAAAGGCAATGTAGATATGAATATATGCTATGTAGATTATCAAAAGTCAATTCCTGAAAATCTGTGTCCTGAGAATCCAAAAAAAGAGGCACACAGTATCGGTGAACACGTAAGATTTAAGAGTATCTATGCTTCATCAGACAGTAAAGAAGCATTAAAACCACTATATACAGAAGGCAAAATTACATCTATAAGAGAAGGCGCTAGAAACCCTTATCTAATTAATGATGGAATGGGATGGATAGGCGATAGAGATATAACAGATACACCAGTTTATGTTGTAAAGCCTGGTGATACATTATGGGATATAGCAGCAAATCAATTAGGAAACGGCTTAAGATACACAGAAATTGCAGAACTAAACGGATTAAATGATGCTGATTATATTTATCAAGGACAGGAATTAAAGTTGCCTATTAATTAGCTTACCTCACTTTAATATAAATTGGGGCGGTCTTATCTTTTAGACTGCCCTTATCTTTTCAAAATCCACAAGAACGAATTAATTACAAATTAAACAAAAGTCAAGTATAAAGAAACAAAGTTTCTTGAAACTTAAACTATGTATTGCAATAAAGTAAAAAATATTGTAAAATAAAGAATATAAAAACTGAATAAGGAGGTGAATTTATGAGCAGGAAATCTAAATGCTATCCTAAGCTTAGGGGTAGAATAGTAGAATTATATGGTTCACAGGAAAAGTTTGCAGAATCACTAGGCTTATCAAAGACAAGTGTTTCTAAAAAGCTTAATGGTATATCTAATTTTACTCAAAAAGACATTTTAGAATGGGCTATTAAGCTAGAAATACCTATGAATGAAATAGGAGTCTACTTCTTTGATGATTTCTTTGCTGTTGTATAAGGGTTTCAGAAGAAACAGGATAAAAAAGGGAGAACGGAACTAGAAATGAAAGCTAAACGAATGGTCGCCGCAACGATGCTGACGTTTTATTTACTACCTGGGGTTATTTTAGCTAGTGATAAGCAAAAGACATCTAATGAAGCGACAAGTACAGTGTATATGACTAGTGCGAAAAGTCCTAATTACAATGCAATTCTATCAGACGCGCATAACTGGAAGAATGAAGCGTTAACAGAAGAAGACTTTGTGAAATATTATGACATACCACTAACTAACGAAGAACAAGACTATATTCGTAAAACCGCAAAAGAATATGATTTAGATTTTGAGTTGGTATTAAGTGTATGTTATGTAGAATCACGCTATAACCGTTACGCGTTTTCTGGAACATCTGTTGGAATAATGCAGATACAACCTACATGGTGGGTTGATACATTTCAGAATCTAGGCTGTACCGACTGGTATTCACTAGAAGATAACGTGAAAATGGGATGTTATATACTAAACTATTTATTTACTGAGTATGGCCAAACATCAAAAGTTCTAAGTGCTTATAACACAGGCAATCCTAATGCCAATAATGGGTATGCTGAGAAAGTTATGCAATTTAAGGAAGTTGAATTAAAGGAGAAGAAATAGTTTTACGAAAACTCTGGGTAAGATAAATATAATAACTAAAACCGCGTATACACAGCATGACAGCTAGTGTAACTTGAAATTTATATTAAAGCGGAGGTTAGCTTATGAATTTAGAGATAAAAAAACTTACTCTAAAGAATTATGCTAGATTTCCGAGTTTTGAAGTTGATTTCACAAGAAAAACAATTATTTCGGGTAAGAATGGACTAGGCAAAACCACTCTTGCTAATGCAATTTTTAACGTGCTATTTATGGGTAAAAACATGGATGGAAGCAAAGCTGACAGACATAGACCGCATGATAGCAATGGATATGAATTAAATAAAGAACCCGTGACCGCAACACTTGTAATAGCTATTGATGGAAAAGAGCATACAATTACAAGAAGTGAGTGTCAAAAATGGGTTAAGCATAGGGGTAGACTTGAACCAGAATTTGAAGGTAACACCACTAGTTATTTAGTGGATGATGTACCTATGCAGGAAAGCCAATACAAACGATGGTTAGACAATTTAGG